GTTCCCTGAGTACCAGTAGTTCCCTGAGTACCAGTGGTTCCTTGAGTTCCTGTGCCTGTGGTTCCCTGAGTTCCATCAGTACCTTGGGTTCCTGTGGTTCCTTGAGTTCCATCAGTACCTTGAGTTCCTGTAGTTCCTTGAGTTCCTGTGCCTGTGGTTCCTTGAGTTCCATCAGTACCTTGAGTACCAGTGGTTCCTTGGGTTCCTGTGGTTCCTTGAGTTCCTGTGCCTGTGGTTCCTTGAGTTCCATCAGTACCTTGGGTTCCATCAGTGCCTTGGGTTCCTATGGTTCCTTGAGTGCCATCAGTGCCTTGGGTTCCATCAGTACCTTGAGTTCCTGTAGTTCCTTGAGTTCCTGTAGTTCCTTGAGTTCCTGTGATTCCTTGAGCACCAGTAGTCCCTTGGGTTCCATCAGTACCTTGGGTTCCATCAGTACCTTGAGTTCCTGTGATTCCTTGAGCACCAGTAGTCCCTTGGGTTCCATCAGTACCTTGGGTTCCATCAGTACCTTGAGTTCCTGTGATTCCTTGAGTTCCTGTGGTTCCTTGAGCACCAGTAGTTCCTTGAATACCTTGAATACCTTGAATACCTTGAACAGTTGAAATTGTAACTTCGGCAGTAGAACCATTTGCCACTGCTGTAACATTATCACCGATAAAGTTAATAACACTAAAAGTTGTTCCAATACCAACACCATCTTCTTTTATCTCAATACCTTCAATCTTACTTACGATCAAATCTGTTAAATTAATACCACTTCCATAATAAGTAGTTGCACTTACTATGCCACTAATATTCGCATCACCAGCAACATACAGCTCATAATCTTGAGTGTCGGAAGTTTTAATGCCTACATTTCCAGTAACTTCCAATACTTGTTGATTATCAGTGTATGAACTGATACCAATCTTAAGATTTTCTTGTCTGTTGCTGAGATATCCTTTTGCCATTGTCTTATATTAGTTGAGTGTTTCTATGATGCTTACAATGAACTTGAGATTCGTATTATCACTACCCGATAATACTAACTTATCTCCACTTTCCAATACCAACTTTCCCGAAAGAAGATTTGCAGTATCATTTGCAGCAATAGGAAATTCTTTTAATATTTCTGTGTCGGTGGAACTTCTTCGGTGTGCAAGTGTCACATCTTCTGAAGTAGCGCCAATATTTGCTACTTGAGCCAAAAGAACAACTCCAGTATAACCAACTGGTGCTGTGTAAATTTCAGTTGGAGATGTATCAACAACTGCTGTAACTGTTTGGAATACGTTAAGTGCGAGTGCCATTCTTTAATCTCCTCCTAGTGCTAGAATGAATGGTGTCACTGTGGAGAACAAACTCTTGGAATAAAATGTTCCACTGATTGTTCCTGTTTGTTGATTAATCACAACACCATCACCAATTCTAAAGTTTCCGGATTGATCTGTAGATGTATAAACAACTAATCCACCATTTCTAGAATCTGTTTCATTTGCCTGAATTGGAACTCCTCCAGTAGAAGGTAATGCATTTGCAATTGTTACTCCAGAACCAATGTATTCGAATGCATGTCCCGATGCCAAAATACGACTTTGTTTGAAGAAAGGAACTGTTGTTCCAACACCAACAGCATAAGGAACATTGTCCGTGAGAGTGATTGTAGAAATTCCGGAAGATATTGGTGTAGAACTTTCAATTACATAATAAGTCGGAATTAAAGACGCAGTTGCTGTTGCTGTATTGATGCCAACATCTGGTGATGAAATTGTAATAGTTGGTACTGATTCATATCCTCTTCCACTTGAAACCGTTTCAATGGAAACTATAGAACCATCTCTTATTTCTGCAACTGCTTGAGCTTGAACCCCCCATGGAGTTGATGGTGCTGATATAGTTACTGTTGGGGTTGTTGTGTATCCAGTTCCACCAGCAGAAACTACTACTTTTTGGACCGTATAGTAAAGATTGTCAAAGTAAACAACTTGACCATCATAAGGTCTTGTGTTTCCAAGACCTGCCAATACAAATTCGTTTGTATTGGCACTTCCAAAAACAGTTACAATTCCCACAAATTGTTCTGCACCAACCCCATCTGCTATTAATCCAAAATTTCCAAAAGATGAATTTGAGTTAGTTAGATCGCAAGCACCACCACTACCACAATAAACTGCAATATCATTACAAATGGTAAAAAGAGATACTAATTGAGCATATCCACTATTTGTAATAGAAACTCCAATACCACCTTGATTATATTGAGTATAACTATCAAGAACCATTGATTTTAAATCACCATCTGCATGATTTCCGTCAATCTTCATTCCAATACTATTTGAGATAAAATTAGTACAGTTTTGAATATATGGTGATTGAGTAATTGTTCCAGCGCCGACTGGATTAAATGAAAATATAGATTTGCCCAAATCTAGAGTGCCAGTATAAGACATCTCCGCAATATAATTTCCATTCGAAACATAAAACAGGTCTTGATTTGCATTTTGTGGAGATATTGATACTTCTCTAAGACTATCTCCAACTATTGAAACTTGTTCCGGAATTGTAAGTGGATTATTTTCTACATAAGATCCAGCACTAACTTTAATAACTGTTCCTGTTGTTGCTGCTGTAAGTGCTGCTCCAATTGTTCTTTTTGCGTCTCCAAGCTTTTTTCCTGTATTGGAGTCGCTTCCGTCTTGTGTAACATAAAGAATATTAGTAACTGTTGCTCCGGCACCAAGTCTTACAATATCGGTGCCTATACCCGATCTTTCTCTACGAGCAAATAACTCTGCATCGTATGTATTAAGTCCAAGTTCTCCCAAAGGCAAATCATTTACCGTTGGTGCTTTTCCGGGAACTGCAGACCTTTTTATTCTTATATTAGGATTTGCCATCCAATCCTCGCATCTTTGGTAGAGACCATAGAAACTCTTATATAAGAGTTTTTATTATTTATGAGAAATCTTCTTCTATTTTTGTCCCCCTCTTTACTTTCTTTAGTTTATTAAGTTCACTACTTAACGATTGTATAGTTGCATTCAGTTTTTCCACCTGTGTCTCCAATACAATATTTTGATTCATTAATTCAAAGCTCTTTTGTTGATACTTTGAAAGAACTAACTTCAAATCTTCTTCAGACATAAAAAAATATACCCAGTTTCCTGAGTATATTTAGATTTTAATTAGTTACTATCAGAAAGTTCCAGCATCAACAGTAATGTTCTCAAGGAATCTTTCAGTTCCTGTGCAAGAAATGACTTGCGATGTTCCTGCACAATCAGTAACCCATAACCCACCAATTTCAATTGGGGCAAAAGTAGTTACCGAAAGTTGTGGAGTATCATTGTCAGAGCCATTGGTATCTGCAGAAAGTACACTCGCAAACTTAAATCTAGTGTCACCATGCTCCCAAATAACAGCAGATTTCTTTGCTGATCCACTAGCATGATAATTAAACAGGACACCCAAGTCCCAAGTTGTTGCCGATGAAGGTGTTGCTCCATTTACAATACCCAAATCAATTGTTCTATCTTCTACAGTCAATGCTGCAGTATTGACTTGAGTTGTGTTACCAGAAACATAAAGGTTTCCTGTAACTGTTAAATCATTTGCAGTGGTAACAGCTCCAGTAGAATCTGCAAGAGTTAATGCAGTTGTTCCATCGGATGCTTTAATATCATTACCACCAACTGTCAAATCACCTCCAACTGTTACATTAGTTGAGAATGTAGAAACTCCAGTAACATTAATACCACCTGCACCAACAATTAATCCACCACCACCAAAAGTTAAATTAGTGCTATCTTCTAATGCACCAGAAGTCCCTGCAAGAACAACTCTACCGGCAGTTAAGTCTGAAACAGTTGCTGAAGAAAGAGTGGTTTCTCCACCAGAAATATCTGCCCCACTATTAACATCAAGTGCTCCAGTTACCGTTAATGCTGCCCCAACAATTACATTATCAGGAAGTCCAATAGTGATTGTTTGTCCTGATGCAGAAGTTACAATTTCACTTGCAGTACCTGCAATAGTGAAAGTCTGAGAATCTAAGTCAACAGCACCAGTTCCAGTATCTCCAGAAAAGTCAAAATCTTGTGCAGTGACTTGTGCATCAACATATGCTTTAATTGCTTTTGCTGATGCTAAGGTATCATCGGAACCAGATACTGAAGAGAGGTCAGTATCAACAGATGTAATAGCAGTTCCACTAGTGAAAGTTAAACTATCAATCGTTGCAGTTCCAATGTCTGCAGTGGTGATTGTTGCAGCAGAAGAAACATTTACATCATCTAAATCTGCAAGACCAATAACATTCAGGGTAGAACCATTAAATGTTAAATTTCCACTATCTTCTAATGAACCGGAAGTTCCTGCAAGAACAACTCTTCCAGATGTTAAATCACTAACTGTTGCTGATGATAATGTTGTTTCTCCACCAGAAATATCAGCACCACCATTTGCATCAATAGCACCAGTGAATGTTGATACTCCAACAAATTCGGAATATCCTTGAACATTCAGGTTGGCACCAACTGTAACATTCTTATCAATCCCAAGACCACCATCAATCTGAACTGCACCAGTATCAGAATCACCTAAAGTATTATCGGTAGTATCTGTAAATGTTGCAATACCAGTAAAAACTGGATCGGCAGAACCACTAGACCAAGTTAGATTTCCACTACCATCATTAGTTAAGACTGAACTTGAAGAACCTTGAATTCCGGGAAGAGTATAAGTTACAATTCCTGCAAGTGAATCTGGTGATTTAATAGTAATATAATCAGAACCATTTGAAGTTCCTTCGACAAGATTTAAACCACTAGCAGTGGAAGTTGTTTCTTTGATCCAATATCTATGAGAACCAAAGAATTTATTGGTTGCAGTATCCGAACTAAGTCCAACAAATAAATCGTGCGTATCTGTAGTAAAAGCTGGTTCACCTGCCTGAAGACCTGGCAAATTTGTAAGAAGACCTCTTTTAAATTGAAAAATAGGTGCGGCCATCTTCTTATTCTTTTTTGGTGTTTATATACTAATATTTATTAAATTTTCAAAAAGTACCCTGATCAAAAGGTATATTTTCAAGGAATTGATCGGGAAGACCGGGTTGAGTTGTTTCAGTTGATGAAGCGGCATTCAACACTTCATCTGGGTTGACAGCAATATATTTTTTTAAAATAGCATCATACATTATAACGTATTTGTCTTTTACACCAGTAACATCAACATCCAAAAGTTCATCTAGAGATCTTGCCATATTTACTCCTGCGACTTTAATTTTTTGTTTTGATTTTACCTTTATTTGGTAGGTCATAAAGATACAGTCTCCTGAACAATTACACTTCCTTCTAAAACTTTTGAAATTATTCCTACAGAAGAAGTTAAAAGTAAATCATAGACGCATCTGCCACTTGGCAATGTTGCTGTAACCGCTGGTTGCATAGATATTTTTACACTACTATCAGCAACTGTAAGAGTTGTTGAAAAAGTATAGGCAACTCCAGCTGTTGGATGTTTTCTAAGTTTTGCAGTTGCCGTTTGGTTAGTTAAATTCAATCTAGACTCATCATCAGCACTTAATGTAAATGTTTCTTCAAAATAAGTACCTTTTTGAATAACAAGATTTACTGCACTTACTGCTGCCATATTCTTAAGGCTATTTAAAACTATTTATTTTTCTTTTGTGTTTGATTGGTTTTTTAAAAGTTTCGACAGTTCTGCTGTTGAACCAACAAATAAAGCATTTGTGACATTAGTTGGACCCTTTATTTTCTGATCATCAATATCCTTTAACTTTTTTTGAAGATCTATAAGTTTATCAGTTGCATCAGCAACATTTTTAATTAGTTGGCCAGCAACTTCATATGCTCTAGGCATTTCACTTTCTTGTGCAAGTTCTAAAATACCATTAAGAGCTTCTTGACCCTTTTCTATGATTGAATAAAGATTTCCTCTAGTATACTCGTAGTCTTTTTTCAGATCATCATTTACCGCCGATGCGACTGATTCTACTTTTTGTTCAATAGTTTCAACTTCCCGAGATACTATATCTCCCGCAACATTGAAAGCATCGTTGAGATCGTCAAATTTTTTTGTCATTTTCATATCTATTCATTAGAAAGATCCACTAAATCCAAAATCATCACCAAATTCTATTAAAAGTGCATCGGCATTGGTGATAAGTTTAATGTCCGAACCTTTAACGTGATTGGAAGATTTTGTATCTTGATAAGCTCTTTCAACTGTTAATTTATTACCAGACTTTAATGCAACTCTAAAGTTTTCTTCACCAATAACAATCACTCCACCTTTTGAAATAGATGATGCATCATCAACTGTAATAACAGTGTCTATATTTGTAATATCTTCGGACAAACTAGTTACTATATTATTGGCATAACTCTTCGTTGCCACTGGTTCTGTGGAATATGTAACTTCCCTCTTAGAAAGAGGTGATTGCTCCCCTCCAATGTAAGAGACGGAAACTTTTTTGATAATGTCTCTGGATGGATCTGTAATTGGACCAAACAAATAAGTCTTTGCAGTAAATCTTAGAGTATAAATTAATGCCCTTCTTGTTGAAAAATCACCCTCATAATCATCCTGCATTGATATTCCTTCAAGAACCACAGGAATATCTCTTTTTTCACCTATGGCATCGACAAGATCGACTGTCATTGTATATGCAGGTTGAAAATATGGTATAATTTGCTCTATAATTTGTAGCATATCATCATTCAACTTAGTCATAATGCTGAGTTCAAATGACATATTATAAGGAACTGGCATATATGCCTTTCTAGCCTTGGTTGAGTCTGATGCTGATGATGATAAAAATGTTTGACTAGTTGTAACTTTTCTAGAAGTATCGTAGGTCAACCCATTAAATTCAAATGACATTCTTGGTAATGACATTTGAACTGGCTTATTTAAATCCGCAACTTGCTCAAGTCTTGCTAAAAACTTTTGCGTCGGACCATATGCAAGTGGAACTTTTAAAGAACTTACAGTCTGATCGGAATCGTTTGTGTGCTTTATAGTAATATTATTGAATAAAGAACCAAATGATACAATAGTTCTTCTCAATATCTCGTGATAAAAATACTCAAACATTTGTCAGGAAAGTGTGATATATTATTTATGGACTTCCAAAAGGATTTGTTTCTGTAAAATCTATGATATTATCTGCTTCAGATTCTATGACATCGTTCTCAGCATATGTATCAGTTGTATTATATTCATTAATATGCCTAATCTTATATGATGCACTTGATGCAGTTCCAACCAATATATCACCACGAACAAAAGAACCGGCAATATTAGATACTTTAAGAATATTTGTAGTAGAATTCCACTCTCTGACAATAGCGGTAGTTCCACTAACACTACCAGTCACAGTTTCGTTATAAATGTATGTCCCTATTCCTGATGAATATGGTGAAGAAATTGTTATTGTTGGTGCTATTGTATAACCAAGACCAGCATTTGTAATGTATATTGCTGTTACTATTCCGGAATTATTGATATATGCAGTTGCTGTTGCAGTCACTCCAGCCCCCGGAGCACCACTGAAAGTTACTGATGGCGAAACTTCATACCCAGACCCACCATTTGTCACACTAACTGTTCCAACAACTCCATTACCTATAACTGAAGTTGCTGCAGCCCCAGAACCACCACCACCAATAAAAGCAACTGATGGGGGTGTTGTATATCCATATCCGGTATTAATTATTTCTACACCCTGAACTTTATAATTTTCGGTATTTCCATTACAATCTACAAGCCCACCAATCAGTGTTGCAATTCCAACAGCAGTTAATCCTCCAGAAGGTGCTGATGAAAAAGCAACTCTTGGTGTCGAAGTATATCCATTTCCCCTATTTGAAATGGATACAAATCTAACACCACTATTCACTATTGCGGAAGTTGCTGATGCAGTTACTCCTGCACCAACTAGAGTTAGTGATTGTATGTAACCAATATCTTTTATGTTATCATCGATTTCTTCAATACTTGTATCAATAACTTCATCTTCATATCTAAAGAGCTCACATCTCAACTCATAAACATAAGTTTTCTGAAGTTGGTAAAATGGCTTTTCATGCTCAACAAATTTAATCTCAAATAATCTATCTCCAAGAGGAAAATATATCAAATCACCTTCCTTTGGTCTAGAAGACAAATTAATATTTGATAAATTTTTTGTAAGAGGTGCGATATAGGTATCAAATCTTTCTTTTGAAACTATCAGATTTAAATCATTTAACGGTTGCACACCAAATTTAGAAAGAATAGTTCCCTGACCCTCATATCCATCATAGGTGTCAACATATGCTTCAAGTGGGTATGCGTTATTAAACTCCGACTCTATTACTTCTTTAATTATTGTTTTTTCTGTTACATATCTTCTTGGAATATAATACACCTCAACTCCGTACATTCGAAGTTGTTCATTTATTAAATCTTGTATTAATCCTTGCTCTGATGCAGATCCTTGAAGAAAAAATGGATTTAACATAATTATCCAATCATATCTAATGGTGGAAGTTCATATGTATTTGACATTTTTTCCATAATTATTTCCATTTCTTTCTGAGCATCATCATAAATTTGTCTCCCATTGAGTTCTATTCCACCGGGAAGTTTTACTCCCTGAAACTTAATGAGATTCTGTCCCCACTGCTTTTTAATGAGAGTGGTGAGATACATTTTTAAAAATGAATCGTTCCAAACTTTAGAATAATCATTTGGATCTAAAGTTCTGTAGCAATCAATGATAAGATATGTTCCTGCCGTTACGGATCCCCAATCAATATCTAAATATAATCTGTCTTGTCTTTTATTAAATCTAATTTGTTTTTGTGTGGTAAGTAAAAACTCAATGTCTTCCAAATAAGTTTTTACCATAGCATATGTTAATAGTTCTGTAGAACCCCAATAGTAGATATCATTCAAGAATAATTGATATTTTACACTAAACATATTATTTGTAATCGTATTCGTTCCATCAAAATGGAATATTTTATTCACTCCAATAACAGAAGGTGGTATTTGCAAATAATTTCCACCTTCATAGAAATTAAATTGAGTTGTAGAACCGACATTATGATTTACTGTTATGGTGCTGATACCAACTCCGGAAGTTGGTTGTGCTCTACCTCTATTAATATCGTCTTCAGTAATTTGATACTTTAAAAATGTTGGATATACTCCATCAAAATGTCTTTCTTGAAAAAATTGGATAGCATCATCAACCAAATCTTCAATTTGCTCATCCGCAACATTGATTTCTAATACTGGCGCTCCAAGTTTTCTCTTACAATAATCAATCAATTCTTGTCTAGAAGATGGTTGTGCCATTTATCCAATTACCCCTTCAGGTATTTATGATGTTTGAATTATTGCTAGAACTTTGATACAACTTCTTGTTGTTTCAAATATAATTTAATATAAGATTTTGTGTAGTTCTTAAGAACTTCAATATCATCTATACTATCTATATCTCTAGAAAGTTTTTCATATTCAAACATTTTATTCATGTCTTCTAAAATAATTTTACTAGGATCCATTTGCAAAATTCCTCAACAACGTTTTAATTTCATTCAAATCATTTTTTATACTTTCAACATCAGACTCCAAGTTTTTTATCTTGTTAACATCATTCTCTTTTGATTTTCTCAAATTAATATAATTTTGATATTCAGATAAGTTGGTATTTATTACCGCTTTAGTTGATTCATCTCTAAGTAAATTTGAGTGCCCTTCTACTTTAGAATAATTCATAATCATGCAAGAGCAATAACTCTAAGATCTTTTAATTTTGGTGGATAAGCTTGATTTGTGGAAGATCCGACAAGTTTAATGCTGAAGTATCTAAATGGTGGTAAGTTATCTACAGTAAACTCATAATCTTTAAATAGACTTGGTTCTTCCAAACTCGATAGTACATCAGTTTTTGGAACAAACGCGTCAGAGGTTCCATCATTAAGAGATGGATTGATAGTCTGTCCAAGATTATTTAAGTTTGCAAATCCTGGGAATGGATAATAAATGGGATCTTCGTTTGGATCATTTTGAATAGAATAAAGAGATCTAAGATCATTAAACTCATTGATATATGCAGAAACAATTATCTTAATTGATGTTGAAGGAACTTCTAACTGAATAGAATTGGTTGCATACACAAAAGATGACGGATCCTGTTCAAGAGTTGCTACTCTATTATCTGTCGTATAGTTTGAAATTGCATTATTAATTCTATTGGAAACTAAAACCATACTTACTCTATCAAGATCAACAACTGGAGAAACAAATGCATTTGTTGAACTAAAATCTAAAGATAGTGTAAGTGATTTTTTTCCAGGAAGAGTTGTCAGTCTAGTATCTTCATTAACTTTGGAACAAATTAATCTTGGAGAATTGAAATAATTATTTGCATCTAATGAAATATTTTCAAATCCATTATCTGAGAAAGAAATTTCAGATCCATCAACACTTGTTCCATCAACTGTTCTTACTCTGGAAGAAATATTTGTAGAGTTTAATACAAGTTTTTGTACATTGGGTCTCAAAATTTCAAACTGAATGTTTTGTGTTGCATTAATATTATTTCCACCAGTTGACTTTGTTTCATTAATAAACAATTGTGGGAATGAAGATCCAGACCCACGATTAACCTGACCTAATGGCAATGGATCTGTTTTTCCTGCTTGAGTTGTGTCTATTTTTATGTTGTAGTAATCTAAATCAATTGCATCGGAAACTGTTGCATCTTGAAAAGTATGTTCTGCGTTAATCCTTCTTAAGGAAATACCATTCAATTCATACTTCTGTACAGGAGTTCCTACAGAATAACTAAATGATTTTGTTTGATCAATTTGTCTTGTAATTCCAGTAAAAGATGTTGCTGTAGTTCCTTCATAAGCAATAATTTCATCACCAATTTTTAAATATCCGGGATTTGTATTTCCAACTCCAACATTTTCAAAGGTTCCAAAGTTGGTAGTATCATCAACAAAAATAGTTCCATTCGATGATGCTGCATATTCACTAGTTAATCTTGTTTGTCTGACATCAGAAACAACATTTGAGATTATCAGTGCATTTTCTTCGGCATACATTCCATGATTTTTATGGTTTACTTTAACATGCAAACCATCAGATACAACTTGTATTCCATCAGTTGGAATAATTACATTTCCACCAATTGATGCATTTAAGTCGGTTGTTATTCCAGAACTATTGATATATTGTACAGTTTTGCCTACACCGGCAGAAAATTCTCCTTGTACATTGTCTAAGATTAACTGGTTAATTCCATAAATGTTAGAAACAGATAATTGTAAATTTCTGCCTAAGGAATTTGTTCCCACTTGAGAAACTGTTAAAACATCTCCAATTTGATATCCAGTTCCTCCATAGTTAATTGTTGCTGCGACTGCAACTCCATTTGAAATTGTTATATCTGCAGTTGCATTTAATCCGTTGCCAGTTTGATTTGTTAAAGAAACAGAATTGTGAACAAAACTTCCCGATGATGGTGTATAACCTATGCCAGCATTGAGGATGTCCAATGTTCCTATTGCAGATCCTGCTGATCCGACATAGTTACCAGATCCATTGGTGCCTTGTTGCACAATAGTATTTCCAAGAACTAAACCAGAATCTTGTACCGTTGTACCAAGTCCAACTCTAATAACTTTAGAGGTCATTTCTAAAGCATTGGGAATTAAAGTCGCTATTTGTTGATTTCCTAAACTTAATTCTGGACTATAAAAATTAATATTACCAGATGGTTGAGTAAAATTAGCTCTATAAAGAGTAAATTTTAAATCTTCATATGGACTTTCATTCCACGTTGAATTATTTTGTGACTTAAATAATCCCCCAGTCAATGGTTGTTTTGTTACAACTACTTGTTTTGATTCTGGTCCGTTTGCAAATACAGAATCAAACTCTCCCAGTTTAGAAGTCCAAATATAATATTTGTCAGAATTGGTTAAAATAGTTAAACAATGAAATACTCCTCCAGTAAGATAAACGGGAGAGTCAAAAGTTACCCTAGTAGCAACAGAACCATCTGTAGATGTTGAGATATTTTGTGGGTCTAATACAACTTCACTAAAAGGATAAACTTCATCTGTTGGTAGGCCCAATCTCATAGGCCTCAATTGTATAGTGACCGGTAACTCTGGATCATAATCATAAAAATACAAATCTACAGAAGTTACAAATATGCCACTACTAGGCTCTACATAAAATGACTGGGCTAAAGGATCTACGAGTTTCATTTTTTATGGTTTTATTGACTATTTATTTTATTTTTTGGAAGAAATAAAGTTTGTTAGAGATGCCTTTGCGTCTTTTTCGGATACTCCTTTTATTTTATCAGTACCTGTTGCTACTGCGTTGATAATTATTCCTTGAGCCGCAGCGCTGGCCTCTCCTTCTTTTGCAAGTTCACTGTACAGACCCTTATCCATACCTTTTTCAACCAGAGCTATTCTGTCTGGCGACACGCCAGCATCCGTTAAAAATTGTGTCATATTATCAACAGCTTCATCTCCAATTTTGTCCTTACCTGGATTTAGATATACTGTTCCACCATAAGTTACAGTTGGTGTTGGTGGTGTTGGACCAACAACATCTCTAAAACCTATTTCTGATTGTGGATTATAATTATTACCACCTCCATAAGATGATCTTGGAATATATCCAATAACATTACTACTTACCACAGTAGAATCTGTTTGTGATGCAGTTTGACTTTCTGAAGTATCTTGTGTTTCCACTCTAGAATTTCTAACAGAAATCACGTTTTCTTGAACCGTATTAATCTTTCCATCCGAGAAGTAACTCTCATCAACACTGGTAGTAAATGATCCTTCAATTTGTGAATTTGTCTTACTACTTGTTAATCTAAATGTTTTTGTTCCTGATTCAAATCTTATTCCCGATTTATTTGGATCTGGAATAAAGATAGATCCAATAGTTGTTCCGACATTATCTGTGACCAATCTAACATCAGATACTGTAGCTTCTGCACCGCTTGTTTGTCCCTTCAACTTCATTCCTTGTTCAATATATCCATAATAAGATCCTTGAGTAATATTTCCCATACTATAAGTATCAATATTTAAAATTGATGCGGTTGCAGAATAAGTATCTCCCAAAACAACATTAGTGTCATAAACACTTACTAAGTATGTTTCTGTTGGATTATTGTATGGACCATACTTGTGATTTTGGTTTGCAACTCTAGTGTAGAATCTTGGTTCTTCCGTTGTTGCATTATACCCAATTACAGTCTCTCCAACTTCAAAAACTCCATTTGTCATTGTAATTTCTATGAGTTTTGGAGTAATGTATTGATTAAGAGATACGCCATCGAGGAAACCATAAACACGAGTGTATGGTTTCATTCTCTTTGCAGTAAACTCAACATTTCTAGATCTCAAGTATGGAATTACTGTTGAATTTAATACCTGATCACCGAAAGAAGTTTTGTCAAACTGTTCCTTAAGAACTTGTCTATTACCTTGTCTTGTGCTAGTTCCTGTTTTTGTTGTTGTTCTAATTTGATTTTCATAAATTGTATCACCATCAATAGTTTGGTTTGTTGAAAGTGAAGAAGACTCTCCAGTCCAAACAGTTTCCCAAGAACCCCAAGTTACTGGACCAAATCCAGTTTGGGCATCAAACCCAGATGCGGTTAATTGAGTTATAGTTTGTGTATAATTTCCCTCAACGGTAATGGTTTTTGCTTCCATTCTAACCTGGTCAACCCAAACATCAGATGATGGGAATAACTCCATAGTTCCTGCATAAAATGCAATTGAATATGGACTTACATTTTCAACTCTGGTTGAATATGGTTGATCAATTATTGAAACCTCTTCATAATCAAGGGTTAAAAGTTGTCCAGTTTTTCTAATGTTAGTTCCATTTAAATCCGTAACAAATTTATTATCAATGGTTGGATCTGCAGAAGTTCCTATTCCAATAACAGCATTTGATCCAAGAACAAGATCTACTTGAGTTGTATAATGAGTTGGTCTTAAAATAGAGTTTTTAACGTCAATAGAATTCTTAACTTGAGTTACTTTCTTTTGAGATATTGTAGTTGAAAAATCATCTACAAAGAATCCAGCCTTAAATCTATTCAATCCATTGTAATCAGTAATCTGGAGATTTGCGGTATCAATTTCCAATAATGAAAGTGCCGTATAATACTCTAAATTTTGAATTCTCCGTTCCAACTTGCGGATATCTACCATTCGATATCTCTTATGTTCTTTTAAGTTGATACTAATATCGTTCATATCACACAAATAAGCTGGGAGTGTGATTGTTGCTAACTCCAAAGCATCACTAATATCTAATGGTGGCGAAGGATTTTCTTCAGGTTGTCCAGAATTTAACTGAAATACTCCATCCTTAGTTAAGAATAATTTATCAATTCTGGGTAAATAGAATGAATAATCAATAACAAAAGACTCGTCAGAAGCTAAAACATTTGCAGCAGAATTGGATGGGAAAGTTCTTGATAAAAATTCAAATGGAGATCTTGCGCCTTCAGATACGGAATATGTCGATACTCTTTGTCTTATGTCAATAAGATCAGTATTTCTTATACCATTGTTGGTTTCATTAATATCACAATAATCAAATTGATTGTATGAATTTACTGTTGTGATATCACCGGTATCTGATGTGGAGTAATTGGCATACTCATAAACAATCTTTAATTTTCTATTTGGTTCTCTTGTATTATTATTTCTAATAATTCTTGAATAATCATATATTGTATCATTTTGAGACTTATTCAATGAAAAGAGACTTGTAAGATTTGTATCTCCAGAATCTATGGAAGAAATTGTAGCTGTGATTCCACTTTCTTTAAAAGTTACAGTTTCACCAACAATGAAACTATTTTGATTTTCCGATATAAATCCAATCTTAAGATCATTAATTTTTTCTAAATAAACTCCAACAGATCCACTAGATTTTCCAATAAACTCTTCGCCAATAAGAAGATCACCTGTCTTATTTGTTGGTCCAGTTAAAGTTGAAAACACAATAGATGGGATATCTGGATCCGAAATTCCGTCAGATGAAAAAACTCCATAAACTCTTGTTACATCTGGTTCAAGTAAACAAATTTCTTCATCTTGAACTCTTGTACCATATGGATAATTTCCATATGTAAGTCCATCATTTAAAGTTGTTGATCCAATACCAGATCCTTCATATTTTGATTTATCAACAATGATAGACTTAACTCTATTGATAATTTTTGACTTTTCTTTTATATTAATTTTTCTAAGAGTGGCAATTAGTTTTGCATTACCTGCACCATCACTCAATCCATTAAGTGTAAGAATGGTGGATCCTGAAGTAAATAAAAACTTATCTTCAGTTAACTCTTCTGTAGTTCCATCTTCTCTAACTAAAACATATCTTTCTTCATCAAATGGAAGGAAAAACTGATTTATTCCTGCAGAAATTGGTCCTGTAGAATTTGATGATATTGATACATCAAATTGTCTTCTAATAATTAAGTCCGCACCAGTCAAATCTACTGAGGCAATATTTTGTTTAGGTAAATATGTATAAAGAGTATTGTCAGATGATACTTGTTGTTTTGTTACTAATATATTGAAATCTGTTGGGTTTATATTTGAAGTTGGTAATGCACCATCACAAATGCCTATTACAGTGGTAACACCAACTATTGAAATGGAATTTTGGGAGATATTCTGGATTCTTCCATAGGAAACAGTAGAAAATCCTGGATTTGTATATGATATTAAGTTTCCTACAGTAGCAAATCCAATGAAATCAATATTTGAAGTTGTTACTGTACTAACACCACCCGAAGATGCTGTAATATTAACTTGACCAATATTTAATAATGTTGATTGCTTTGTATCGGCAGTAAAAGTATATCCAGATCCTACAATTCCATAAATTGATTTTACATCACCAATAGATGACGAAGTAACTGCTATAGAAATTCTATTATTTTCTATGCCATCAAATATTAATTTTTCTCCAATGGAAAATTGTCCCTTAACGTTATAAGCCGTTAAGATTCCTGCGTTTGAAACATCATATCTTAAATATCCAACTGCACCACTTGATTTGCCTTTAATGTGAGTTGGTACTGATAAAGATGATATTGAATTATTTAAAGTAATTTCCGTATAACTTTGAATATCGTAAAGTGCAATGTCCCATTCATTTAAATCTGGATTTGATGTATTATAAGATCCAGATTCTAAAGCAAAATCATATACTCTTGCAAGACCAATTTCTTTTCCTGATGCAATAGTAGAAGAAGTTCCTACTCTACTATCTCTAAGACTTACGGTATATGAGGTTGTTAAACCAATTACTGGACTTCCATAAACTCTATTTAAAGTAAATGTTGGACCAGTCTGATAGTTAA